TGGCGGATCTCAGCGTTCAACCTGTCGCTGGTTGCGCCCAGGCCCTCTTTCGGCACAGACCAAGTGACCATCACTTGATTCGAGCGATGAGGCTCCAGCTGCACGTTCAGCGGATCAGGCGGCAGCTCAGTAACCGTTGTGCCGCCCTCGGTTGTTTGGTCTTCTTTCGGGACAACGAATGAGCCAGATGTCCAAGCCGAATTTTTGAACGTGCCGTCGCGGCCGATTGATCGGATCTGGAACGTGACAGTTGTTCCGGGTTTGACGCCTTCAACCTTCAGCTCGTTGGTGGTTTGCCTGACGGTCTCGAAGTTGCCGTCGCCGATCTTGTAGCGGATCTCGTAGCCACTAATATTGCCGTCATCGTCACGCTTAAAGCCTAAGAAAACATCATTGACGACGTTGTTGTTTCGGCGGACCTCTTTGGTCTCGAAGGTCAGACCGCTTGGAGCTGTCGGGATCTTGTCGAACGTCGTTACCGATTGGTACTCCAACGCATCGGCGTTATCGGCCGTGTCGTAGATGCTGTCGTTGTGCTGAACGCCGACGATCGCAAACGTGCCATCACCACCATCAGCAACAGAGATGCAGCGGAACTTCTGATGGGCAACAGTTGACGACTGGATCGACCAAATCGACTGAGCTAGCGGTGCTGCGCTAAAGGCAGACGAGACCGTAATTACAGAGCTAATAACACTGCTAATCGTTTTAGTTTCGATCGTGCCATCGGGCAGTGTTGCCGTGAGCGTGTGGCCTGAGCCGCTTGGCAACGTGACCGTAATGTCAGCCGTGACCGTAGTTGTGGTTGCTGCGCTGCAACGGCCAGCGATACGAGCGCCTTGCCGCATCTCATCGGCAACAGCAAATACCTGACCAGGCAGAACGATCGCGCCTTGCAGGCCAGTCGAGAACGTGACGGTTTCGCCGTCTAGCTCCTCTGACGCCATCATCCAGCGGCCCATGCGGTACGCCTGATTGCGCGATGTGCAGCCAAAGGCGACGACCTCGCGGACCTGGTAGCCGTACTTGGTGATTAGCGCGGCGTCTTCGACAACGACGAAGTTCGGCTTATAGAAGTTGTCGGGGTCGTTGTAGCGGACGCGGATGCTGGTGCTGCGCGTTTTAAGCGACGAACCGGTGTAATTAAAAACGCCCTCAATGACGTTGCTGTTTGTGTAGAGGTGAACCGGATCAACGGCAGAGCCGTCGAGATTGCCGTGATCAGCAGCCAGCTGCACGGTGTTGCTGCTCCAGTAGGACATCCCACGAAACACCGAGGCGAGATCCTGCAGCACGTTGTAAGCCGCTGCGCGATCGCCGATGACAACGTTGCAGGCAAAGCGCGGTTCAGTCGAGCCGTCTTGGTTCGTGACCAGCTGGTTCGCGTACTGAATCAGCGGGTAGAGATCCGTGTAGCTGATGTTGGACGCGCTGACAAAATCACCGCAGCCATAGCGGTCGTTCAGCACCATGTCGGCAAAAATGCAGACAGGGCAGGTCGTCCATGACGTTCGAGTGCTGCCGTCAAACGCCACATCGTTTGTTAGATCAAGACTGCCGTCGTCACGCACCGCAGCATTGTGCGGGACCTGCACCAATCGACCTTTAACCAGATATGCACGGGTCGGCAAATTGCTGAACTGCCGGGTGTTTAGCTCTAGGCCAACGCAGGCGGTGTACGGGTAAGCGCTGCGGATCTCTTGACGCTCAATGATTGACGACCAAATCAGTTGATTGGCTCGACCATTGGCTAGCGGCGATTCTTTGGGGACTTCCTCAAAATCTGCAAACTGAATCTCAAAGTGATCTTCGCCCAGGTTTACTTTTTCGACCTTAATGTTCCACGGATAGCCTTCGCCTTTGTCATTGCGCGGCAGCTCAATAACAGGTGTTTTAATTTGATAATCAGTCAACGCGATGCCTGTGATCGTTTTGTCAAACACAACGTTGTAAGCAGAACCTTGCGCCTGTACTGAAACGCGGATCTGCAAGGTGCCGTTGAATGGCTGACCTTTTGCCAAGCCCTCGACAGCAGTTGAGAGCAAACGAGGGATCGTAAACAGCAGTTGCACCGAATCAACTTCTGAATCGGTGATCTGCCTGATAACAGTGCCAGAACCATAATCTCTAGACGTTACCGTTTCTTCAGCACTGAGAGTTTCTGAATAGTTTTCACCAACCTGTGCGGCAACGCCTGTGATTGTGGTGGTTGCGTTACCTGCCTGCGGGAGTCGTTCCTGTCTGCGTCCGCCTAATCGAAAGTCAACATCAACATCCTCAATCGGAAAGTTCGCATCATCCCCCGTAAACAACGGGGTTTCATCTAAAAATATCTGTTGGTTCAGGTCGTCAAAGCCCTCAATAGGCCCTTCACAGAGCAGGTCAACAAGTCGAACACTAGAGGTTGAGTTAAGAGCCATGTTTAAGAGAAGCTTGGGTTAAAACCATGGAAGAATGTCATTCTTGATCCGCTGTCAATCGATGCGTCCAAAATATGTACGCGAGTCTTGTAGAAGTCTTTAAAAGATATTTTGTTAGGATTAAACTTATGATAATACCGATAAGTGCCGATCACTAAGCCTTGAATTGTAAAGGATTCTCGCGCTGTAATACTGCCAGTCTCTACGTTTTTTGCTTCGATCTGGTACGAAATAAATCCGTCCGTTTTAGTGCTACCTGGACCACTTGAAAACTTAAATAGATTTAAAATTTCAATGCAAACGTAATAGAAGTCAGGACTTTTTGTTGGCCCTTCTGTAAATTCTAGTCGATATGTATTCGCCATTTGATGCGTATCACCTTTTTCGATTGTGAGGATGCGATCGTTAGATGGTGATGAGTAGTTTTTCTGAAAATTGACATTGTTCCATCGCGCCATACCTTCTCTTCGTGTGCCGAACTCAAGCTTGTTGCCGTTGACCGTCACCGTATCTGGCCCAGGTGCTCTGGTTACTTTTTTCAGCGGGTCAGACTCATCAGCAACGTCAACATCTGCCGAGATGACGTGCGAGCCAATCAACACCTTGCCGTAAGCCACCGGGATGGTTGCGCCAACGCCGACGGTGTTTTGTGCCCCGAGATAGGCGTAAGACTGCTGACCATCAAACCCACGATTGACTGACTCTGGCCGCGTTGCTTGGAACTCGCTCCGAGTGCTTACGCCGCCAGCACCCCCAAGATCAGGCTGTGGCGACAGCATCTGAGTAACGCCGCCCAGCACCATGCTCGCGCCAACGACTGACAGCGCCGTGCCGATCGCAGTGGCGTTCAGGACGGCAACAGACGACACGCCGACGATGCCAGCACCACCAGCACCGAACAAACCAGTGGTGCCGAACAAGCCAGCGCCAGGGAAGAAGAACGACGCAGCAATCAGGCCAATGCCGGCAAGGATCTGACCAGCACCGTCTTGGCCGACCAGCACAGGCGTGACGATCAGATCGTTCTGACCAATCGGCAGGTGCAGGTCGTTGAGGTTCAGGTCAACGCCAGCTTGCAGAACGCGGTAACCGATGCCGCTTTCGTGTGCTGCGATCAGCTCGGTCTTAAACGCTGGAAAGTTGATGCACAGCAGCTTAATGGCATCAGCAGGCGTGCGGAGGTTTTGGTAGACGTGCTCTGCGCCATACCGCTCGCCTAAATCACCCACTAGTCGAACGATCTGCTGCATACCTGTAGACCGCCGCGACCCTTGCCAAATAGTATCTGCTCAGCGGAATCACCGCACTTAGCGAATCACGTTGCTGGTGCAATATCCGCTCATTAGGCAACAGAACAGCGGCGTGCATCGGCGTCCGTGTTGCGATTCGCATGATCAGCACATCGCCCGGTTGGCGGGTCTGCATCGTGACCTGCTGAAACCCGATGCGCTCAGCTTCTGCAAGAAAGATGCTTTCACAGGTTTGCGTGCTTTCTGGCCGCTCGTAATCCGGCAGCTCAACGCCTTGAAGCTTGAACCAATCGCGCACGAGCGTAAAGCAATCGGTCTTGCCGTACTCCCACTGACGGCCAACTAAGGATTGATAGTCAACCATTCCTTTTGTGGCATCCGCAAAATATGCCAAGGCACAGAGCCCTGGCTGCACACAGTCTGGTCAGACTCGCTTGCTGGTCCACCTTGCGGGTGCGAGTGAACAACAGCCTCGACTTTGCCCATCATTGCCGCGACGGCATAGTCACGCGGCTCCAACACAAACGTGTTTTCCGGTGCATCTGCTGCGTTCCTGCAGGGCCAATACT